AATTTAGCGGAGATGTATTGTTCACATTGTGGAGTAAGATTGATAACGGATTTGAAAAGCCAGATATGAACGACTTAGCTTTTAATTCAGTCGCTGGATATGCAAAAGTTGTTGGTAGAACATATGTTGACAAAAACTATATGGTATCATTGCAGCCAAGTTTATCTGGAGTTGCGAAAAACAGAGTTAATAAATTAGACAAAACTTTAAATGAAAAGTTTTGGCAGGCGGTTGAGTATCGAGAGGATAAGTAATGAAAGTGACTAACCATTCAAGTCGTGACGGTACAGAACGTTTTATACTTGATAACAAAATAATTTATGAGTATGGCAATGATTTTGGAATAAATTATGCTGTTTATGAATTATTGAGAAATGCAGAACTAACCAATACAGATGTTACAGTAGAAGAAATTACTGAACATATTTAACGAAAGAGGAAATTAAAATGAAGTTTAACAAAGAAGCTGTTAGCATGGGAGCAAATTATTTGGAAGAAGGCGTTCATTTAGTATCGTTTGATGACGTTGATCGCAAGACTTCTAAAACAGGTAAAGAGTATTGGGTGTTGACACTTAAAGATTCAAAGGGCGCAACAACGCGTAAGAATATTCTTGACAATGATTACAAGTTTGATAATGGAAAGACTGCGTTAGAAACAGACATTGAACGTATGCTTTACTCGATTAGTGACGCAGGCTTTGCTATCCCAGACGTTGACTTTACATTTGATAACATCGATCAATTCTTACAATCAAAGCCATACAAGGCATACATTCGCGTTCGTCCACAAAAGAATAACCCACAATATAATGAAGCTATTTTCATCACTAAGGAACAGTTTGAAAAAGAGATTGATAACCAATTAGCTGAAAAAGGTTTAGATGAAACACCTAATCCATTTGAAACAGGAAAAGAAGTAGCAAATAGTGACAATCCGTTCGCTTAATTAAATGCCCGCAAGGGCGTACATAATCGTGGTAAACCACGTAAAAAGTTTAAGGAGGATAACAATGCAAAACTTATATATTTTGCGTAATGATTTGAAACGTGAAAAATCAATACCGTTAATAAGCCGAGAAAGTATTAAACGATTGATTAAAGCGAGTACGGATAATTCAGTATATCGCCAATTGGATAAAGTTGAGACAAACGTTTTTGATTTATTAGAAAGGATTGAAATCAAACGTTTGGCTTCTTTGTATAAATCTTATGTGTTTGATTTCAGCATTTCCGGAAGTGACGTTAATTACTCTTATAACGAAATTGAAGAAGCGATACGTAAGAATATAGGCGAAAGCAACAAAAAGCTGTTAGAAGCAAGCACAGAGCTTATGCAAGATATCGTAGCTTACGCTGTTTCGCCAGTTGATAATATCATTGACTTTCATCGAGATGAAGACAGTAATTTAAATGTTAAGCAAGATAATGTTTTAGAACGTTTTATCGCATTGTTGGAAGCACAGACTTACGAAAATGTTTGGTCTGATATTATGAAGTACCCATTTGACAACCAGACGCATGGTATTCGTAAGCATTTAATGTTTGGGACAGCTGCGTCAACGGGTAAATCAATCATACTTGAAGCAATGGGAACATTATATGAAGCAGCTAGTGTGTTTAAACCTAACAGACCTGAAAACGGATTTGACGCAGCAAACTGGAACGCTGATGTGATTGAACGATTTGTCGTGTTGCTTGATGATGATGATCCAAACAGAGCAATCAATGAAGACTATTTGAAAAACTTCCTAAGCAATAACATGCCGCAAAACTTAGCACGTGGTGGTGGGCAGCGTTGGAGTGAAGTGTATTATGGCTCATCAGTCATTGCGTTAAACACTGCACCCGCGTTCCTGAAAAGCCCACAAAACAACAAGCGTGTTATTTTCTTAAAGCTAACAGAGTCAATTGAAGAGATGTTTACACAATCAGAATTAAATCACTTACATAGTTTAGAACCTAAAGATATTTTAGGTTATGTAAATGACGAACCAACAAAATTGTTTGATTGGAGAAACGATTGGTCAGGCGTTGTCGAAGATGTTCGTGAAGACATCAAGAAATATATCACGCTAAAGGGTTATGTCAGCAACTCTGAACTTAATGCAAATTTTGGTAACAAAGAAATGCAAGACTATCGCAACAATGTTGAGAAAGCTAAAAGTTTCACAATAAACGGTGAAGCTGTGTACGGATTCAGAGATAAAGAGAGTATTATTGACCAGCCGTACAAGGTAGACCAATTGACTTATGCAGCCTTTATGAAGATTCAAGATGTTGTCGGGGAACGCAATTTCGACACGTTACAAAACTTTAAAAAAGATATATTAGACTACGGTAAGTTACCTAAACAAGAGCAACCATTATTTAGCCCAGCTGTCTATCACGACAAGCTAACTAAGGATAATTTGACTGGATATGTTGGTGTTGTGTTAGACATTGATGGTGCAAACGCGTCTGATATGGACGATTTAGAAGATAAGATTACGTTAACTGGATTGTCAGCAATTGCGTGGGAAACATCAAGTAGCACACCATCATCACTACACGCACGTGTTTGGTTTTATCGCGTTGGTGGCGATTTGATGGATTATGCCATGATGGTTAAGCGATTGGCGATTAAGATTGATGAGCCGTTTGATCGCGCTAGTATGCCGACTGAACATCGTTTCTATATTGGTGGTACAAATGTACGATTGATTAACACAGATGAATCTAAAGCTACTAACAAGCCAATGAGCGACAACAACAAGCGTTCACTTATCAAGACAGTTCAAAGTGCTTCAGACGGCGAAAGAGAACCTAAAGCATATTGGGCTTTAATGGTCGTGAAGCAAGAGACAGGAGATGAAGATTTAATGCGTGAAATTATCGCAGAATCTGGTATGCGCGAAGCGAATAAAGATAAATTATTAAAGCAGTTTGAATTGTAAGGAGAGATAAAAATGGTTGATAAAAGTTATAAGTTAAGGGTAAAAGAAGCAAGCGCTGCTAAAAATCACAGCAAAAATGATGAATACTATACGCCTGAGATAGTATTTGATAGAACGATTGGTCGTGCAGATTACGATCCGGCAACTAATACACAAAAGGCGAGAGAGTTTGGTATAGCTAATTACGACACAATTGAAACAAACGGTCTAACAACTGATTGGTCTGTGTTTAATAGAATATGGATTAACCCACCATTTACACTTAAAAAAGATTTTGTTAGAAAAGCGATTGAGACAGTTAAACAAAACGAAGAAGCTGTAATATTTGTTTTGTTGCCGATTGAGACGCTAACAACGAACTGGTTTTATGATTTAACAATAAATTACGATTTATTTATTCCAAGAGGAAGAATTAAATTTGAAAACCCACGTAACCAGCAAGCAAAATCTCCAGCTTTTGGTTCGGTAATTGTAAAATTTAGTCATTATGCTAGAAATGAAATTATAAGTTTTAGATTGTAATATTGCAAATGTAATAATTAGCATGTGTTAAAAAGAATAAAACGAAAGTAAAACAGGTATAAAAATATAATGAATTTATTATTATTCACAGACAGTTCTTAGCATTGTAACAAGAATGAAACAATTAAAACAGTAAAATATGAAACGTAAAATTGATTTCATATTGTCCCCAGAATATTGACTTAAAAAAGTTATATTAAATTATGAGACTATTTCTAATATTCTATATATATAATAAAACATAAACATAGATAGTGTTATAGTAGTTATATTAGATTATGGTATGGTATTTAATAAAAGTGTTAGTAATTCAGTAAGTTGGGGGGTATATGAAAAATAGGAGAATATGACTCTTGGTAATTGGTTTAATTATTGTTTGTTGTATATAGGGTCATATTCATATTTTTGCTATTTTTGCTATTTGGGTGAAATGACAGTAGAAGAACTGATTGAACAATTAAATAAATTTGATAAAAATAAAACGGTTATCTTGTTGGATAATTATGGGTATGTGCAACCAGTCGTAAAAACAAAACAGGAAAAGATAGCCGGTATTGAATATGTTAGGATAAAATGAGTTTAAATGCACTTAATTTTAGATTTAAGGCGTTTTAAACTAAAAGTAGTACAAATACCTTAGTTAAGCACAAAATTGATTAGAATGGAAAATAGATATGAATAACGAAAAGCAGCGAATTAAGTGGGTTGAAATATTTGAAAACAGGAATATCAATTACAAAAAGCACGTGAATTGGGTGATAAAATGATTTGGACACAAGCAATTCAAAATAAAATTGATGAGTTGGCTTCTAAGGGCATTACAGTAAACGAGATAGCTAGTCGCTTGTATGAAGAATTTGGTGTAAACGTTAGTAGTAGATCAGTAAGGCGTTTTAAGAATAAACACTTACCAGATAAGGCAGATAGGCAACCAGCCGTGAAAGACGCTGTCAGGGGTACAGAGATTGTTATCAACAAAGATGGTAGCCAGACATCATCGACTACTATTCAAATGACGCAAGAGCAAGCTAAAGACCCTGATTACGTTTTAAGGGCGCACGGATTTGATTCTGATAAATGGGAGATATTGTCGGTTAAGAATAATTTTTGGCAACAAAACTCTCAAGAAAATGGATTGATTGACCTATACCAATCTAAAATATCAGTTAGACCAATTAAAAATATTGTGTCTATTCAAGACGTTGTTCAGTCGTTTAATCACGAAATAAAAAGTGTCAACATTCACAATGTAAAGTCGGGTAAGAATAATATTGTCATTTCATTGTTTGATATGCACTTTGGAATCACGAGATTGGAAAACTTGGAAAGTCATTTACATCAAATTGCCAACATTCTTAAAAAAGGCTACAAGCGTGTTGAAATTATTATTGGTGGTGATGTATTGCATTCTGACTTCGTTACTAAGACACAAACAGCTAGTAATACGCAATTAGATCATGTTGAGACGATTAGAGCATTGAATGAAGCAGAATCATTTTTCAGCACCTTAATTGGTATGGCACTAGAATTATCAGAAATTGTAGAAGTTAAAGCAGTATCTGGAAATCATGACGCTGACAGTCAGTTTTACTTTGTTTGGGGTTTGAGTAAAAAGTTCCCACAGGTTGCGTTTGATAATCAATTGAATGGCACAAGGTTAGCTTTCCAATTCGGTAAGATTGGTATTATGGTTGCACATGGCAACTTAGCATTGAAACGCTTGCCAATGTTGTTTGCGAATGAATTTAGTGACATCTGGGCTTCGTCTAAGTATCGTATGGTAGCTAGTGGACATTTCCATACAGAGAAGTTATCAGACATTGACGGTGTTGTTATGCACCAATTTGGAACGGTTAAACCTAACGATCCATACGAGCATGCAAATGGGTACACGGTCGGTCGTAAGCATTTACAATTACTTGAATTTAATGATGAAAGATTGTTGGCTACTTATGAGGTAGAATAAAGTCCTAAGCGGCTTTTTTTTATTTGTGTTATACTATAATATAATCATTAGAATTAGAGGTTTGACATGAAACGTAAGCAACCAAGGCTGACTAATCGCCAGAAAGACTTTGCAGATAATTGGATAAAATACCGCAACGTTCAAAAGGCTGCGGTTGAAGCTGGTTACTCTAAAAGCTACGCTTCATCAATTGGATCAGCTAATTTAATGTCTAATCCTTTAATTGCAGCTTATATTGATAGAAAAGTGTCTAAAATGGACGCACGTATGGTTGCTTCACAGGAAGAGATACTTTATGGGTTAACTAAAGTATTCAGACGTGAAGAGACAGAAGATGTTGTGACAACAGATAGAGAAGGAAACGTGACGGTAACTAAAGTACGCAACAGTGTTTCTGATAGTAATAAGGCAGCTAATGACTTGCTAAAGATTATCGGTCATACAACGTCAAGTAAGATGGAAATTGCGAAGTATCGTAAAGCGTTAGCTGACGCAAAGCTAGCTGAACGTAAGGCAGTGTCTGATTTAGATACTAACGTGACAATCAACGTGACACCGTGGGAGGATAACAAGGAATGAAAAAAGGACTGTATTACAATGTGTTCATAACTATCTTTGCAATTGTCATGACTGTTAATCAATTCGTAAATATTAATAACTCGTATGATAGTGCGATATTGTTGATTAATGGACTGATTGATGGTGGTTTACTTACATTAGCGTTTATGAACTGGGCTATCTATTTTATTAAGAAATAGTTAAGCGTATATACACGAAGCTATTTAATTGGTATAATTGTTGTATTGATTGATTATCAATTAACTATGTCGGTGTAATTGTGGATATGATGAGATAGTATCAAAATTCAGCTCGTTACCACAACTAAGTCATCCCCTGCCGGATGGCTTTTTTATTTGTGATATAATAACGTTATGAAGATAGATATTAAAGCGAATGAGCTGGTTAGTCCGGCATATAAAGATTTATTTACAAGTAAAGAAAGATACATTGTATACAAAGGTAGTCGTGGATCAGGTAAGTCTGCCGGTATTGCGTTGAGTATTATATACAAGATAATCACAGAGCCTTACGTTAATTGGTTGGTGATACGTCAGTTCCAAACGACACATAAGGATAGTACGTTTGCCAATATTAAATGGGCTGTGCATCATCTTGGTCTAGACCAATTGTTCAAGTTTACAGTTAGTCCATTACAAGTGACGTACACACCAACCGGACAGAAGATATACTTCAGAGGAAATGACGACCCTTTGAAGATTACGTCTATTAAAGCTGATGTTGGTTATCTGTGCCGTGTATTCTGGGAAGAAGCTTATGAATTAAAGTCTGTTGATGATTTCAATACTGTTGAGGAATCTATCCGTGGTGAGTTACCTCAAGGCGGCTATTATCAGACGATTGTCGCATTCAACCCATGGAGCGAAAAGCATTGGCTAAAGGCGGAATTCTTTGACGACCTGACTAAGCGCAGCCGTTCAGTCGCACACACAACAACGTATAAAGATAACGAACACTTAGATGAAGGATATATTGCTGCGCTTGAAGAAATGAGAGTGCGTAATCCCACACGTGCAAGAGTTGCTGTTGACGGTGAATGGGGCGTTGCAGAAGGACTTGTATTTGAAGGATTATTTGAGTTAGAAGAATTTGATTATCGCAAGATACTAGGCAGACACGTCATGGGACTTGACTTTGGATTTACACACGATCCAACAGCATTCGTTAAAGCAATCGTTAAAGACCACGACATATATGTGTATGATGGTTTCTATGAACAAGGGTTGCTAAACGAACCAATGGCTCGCATGATTGCGCGACACGGCGGAATCGGCAGCAAGATATACGCAGATAGTGCAGAGCCGAGAACAATTGCGGAATTAAATAGCCGTGGTTTAAAGAACGTTGTACCTGTTGGTAAAGGTAGAGACAGTAATACACAGCGTTACGAGTTCATGAAAAACTATCACTACCACATACATCCAAGCGTACATTGGTTAGATGAAGAAATGCAAACTAAAGTATATAAGAAAGATAAGTTTGGCAAGACATTAAACGAACCAGAAGACGGGGATGACCACATGATTCAGGCACTAGGTTACGCATTAGAGCCTGTTATATTTACTAACAAGCAAGGGCAATACATGTCATACCAAGAACGTGTGCAGGCGGTTAAGGAAATTGGATTAGTATAAATGTTAAGAAATTATTAAGAACGTTACGGCGTTCTTTTTATTTGGTATAATTAAGTCATTAAGAAATGGAGGTCACAAAGATGACTAAGAAATTTACAGAAGAACAGTATCAGAAGATTGTTGAAATTGCTGATGAATATCAAAGTAATTCTGCTTTTGGAATTATTGGAGATACAATGCAAAACTCAATTGGTGAAGAATTTTATAAAACAGAATTAAGCAACGAAATTGATTTTTACGAAAACGAAAAAGAAATGATGGCTATCGCTAACCCATTAACTCGTGAATGGGCGCATGACCAGTTTGTTGAGAAAGAGAAAAAATATTATTGGAAATTAAACGGTTTGTTCTTAGTAAAATCAGTGAGTGATGGGAGCTTATATTTTACTGGATTAGAAGACGCCGATTCACTTTCAGAGTCAGAAATACGTGAATGGGGATTCAACCCAGAAATGTTTGACAAATTGGAAGTATAAGTGTTATACTAATTGAGTACCGGTTATAACAGGTGGCTGGTATCCTCCTTTCGCCTTGCGTGTTGTCATGAGCGCGTGAGGTTTATCCCAGCAATTAAAAACAAGGCGTGTATTCTGGGTTAAACGCTAAAGTCGGACGTGGTTTGATCAGCTAGACGGCGAGTACATAATTTCAATAGCACTTCACCGGTGAAGTGCTATTGAAATTATGTACTCGCCGTCTAGCTGATCAAACCACGTCCGACTTT